GATACATCCATGACCTGACGCACACGGTTTATGATCTGCGCGTTAGTCTCAGCCCCTGCGATACCTTGCCTGACCGCTGCTGCAAACTTGAATTGTACATCAGCAGACTGCTTTGCCCAAAATGCACCCTGTGTCGCGCCCTGAATAATAGCATCTGTTGCTATTTTATCCAGAACTGCTGCTGCTGGCAAAACAGCATCTCTGCTGATAGATGATGCCGTTACCTGCGCTGCAACCTTTGCGATCTCATCTGTATCCGCTATGGATTGGACAGCAATACGAACATAATACTTTTCGATCAGCTCACGCGCTTCCTTCAGTTGTTTGTTGGCTCGCGCTCTGCCCCATTCAGTCATCTGGCCTGCAAGTTTGCCAATCAGCTCACGCTCAAGCTCACGCAGAATGCGGATTACGTCTCGGCTGACACCTTCAGAAGCCCTGAATATGTCCAGCTGTAACGCAACTGCCGCATCAAATTGTTTGTTCATCAATCAATCCGCTGGCTGTTTATCCGTTCCTGCTCAACTTCAAACGTGACACCTTGAGCTATGATTTCACCATCTTGCAGGTTATCGAACAGCGTCTGGTTAGAGATTGCGCCTGATTGCCATGAGCCAATAAGTGCAGTCAATTCCTGTGCTGACATTCTGATTGGCATAAAGTCATTATTTAAGGTGTAGGCAACATCACCAGTTAAGCCTGCCCATCTTAGAAAGGTTGTTAGCGCATTGGTGATGGTGATGTTAATTACCTGAGACATTGCCGCCAGTTGCGACTGCTCTCCCGCTTGCCTTGTCTTTTGAGTTTCTGACGACTCAACTGATGACTTCTGGACTTCAAGCATTCGTGCGCCAAGCACTGCCATCTGTGATTTCTTATCTTCAAGGTTTGTTCGCAGAGCAGGGAAGTCGCCTGTTGTTTCAACGTAAAATGCTTTTGCCATTGGGTCAGGCAGGCAGTTTGCTGACGTTCCACCCAATGTGATAGGCGGGTCACCTTCTTCCCTTCTGTGACCAGTGATGAACAAAGTTGGCAAGCCTGAGAAGTGACAAGCGTGTTCGTAGTCAGATGTGACCATGTAGTGCGCCAGATTCATATCAACCAAGTCCAACAGTGGTGGGGAGCTTACTGCTGGGCTGATGGAATCAACGCCAGCAAAGTAAAAAGGTATTCTTCGCAGCGGCTGGTTGTTCATCAGCGGATATAAATCCTCCCCAACTTGATTATCAGCGTTATCAACTCGCTGATAGAGTCGTTGCCTGTAACCTTGAGGTGTAAGGTCAAGCACCCTGAACACTGTCTGGACTTCGTGTGAATACTCGTTTTGAGCCATTGGTGCTTCTTCTTGTAGCACTACAAGTGTCAGCACTTCAGAGCCATTGATGCGGGTTGTGCGCCAGTTGATTATTGCTTTTTCAGTGTAGTGAGCCATCAGAGGTTGCCCACCTAGCAGTTCTGCGCCAGCGCGAGTAAAGCCACCAGGGTTTTCAATTTGCGGGTAATCAACTAAGATACCGCTTCTGCCTGTCTTAAGAACTCGCTCGAATATACCTTGAACAAAAACATCCAGTGGTGTACCGGCAAGATCAACATTATTGATAAAACGCTCTGCACCTGTTGGCGCAACAATATTAGCTGGCTTTCGGAAGACCATGCCCTTCAGGCCAGAGATGGTTCGCCAAGTGGCGTTAAAGAATGGAGTTCTCTTCAGCCTTGTCTCATAGTCGTTTTGCTCTTCAAAGCGCAATCTTGGCAGATAAGCAGTATTTTTCTCATGGATTTTATACTGGCCTTCTGAAGCATCAATGCACCGATCCCACAAAGTCAGGTTCTTTTCATAAGCCGGATGTGGCGTTGATACGCCGGTATAGTTCTTGGTGATCATATGCCTGCAATCCTCGCCTGTGATATTGGGCGAACCAGTGGGAATCTCCTGTGCAGGAAATAACCCATTGAATCTGTGTAGTCATCAATGGATGGGTGATCGTTGTATTTCTCCGGTTCACCCTTCGCATCGTAGCCTTGCGACTCAAGCGCATCTGTCAGCATTGGGCATCTGTCAGTGTTAATACTGATGCGATCATGTGCAAACAAAGCGTTTACAGCGTTAATTCTATCACGAATTGCCGGATTTGCATTAGGAGCGTCCACACGGTAGCCAGCCTGCTCTATTATCTGGATATCAGACTGGCTTGCGTTGGTTCTGCCAGCCCTGCCTGATGCGTCTGGGTAAACAGTTATCATCCTGCCGCCTTGCCTGTAGCGATCCAGCCTGTTGCAGATGTCGCGGGTATCGTGCGCCACAAACTCATCAACTGCCACTGGCTTATTGTTCTCGATCAGCCAAAGGTTAGCAGCGCAGCCGCCAATGTTAAAATCCAGCCCGACATAAATTGCTCTGTCATCTGCTGTCAAAACTCTTGTTGTGTGGTGCTTGTGCCGGTCAAAGAAATGGTACACCTTGTTCTGGCTTAGACTAACAAAATCGCCATTAAGGTACATCTCTGCCAAGATCGGGTCGTAGTTTTTGCGAATATCCTCAATGTAGTTTTGAGGAAGGTAAGGGTTTGACGCTGTTGCCGCCTTGATTAGCTGGTAGCCTTCCTGTGCTTTCTTGACCCACTTCTGATAGGTGAAACCCGACAAGCCCTGGTCTGGTGTAGTCACGTTGCCCATCGTGTTCTGTTCGCCGCAGTTCTGCCGGTTGCGCTCTGCTGCCTTTCGCCACACATAAGCTGCCTTGTCTTTTGGCAGTGTGTCCAACTCGTCAACGATGCTGTGTGCAACCTCATAAGCCACGATTCGATCTGGCTTGTCGTAGCTGCGAAAGATCATCTTCCCGTAGCCTTTGACAGTAATCGTGTAATCAGATTTGTTTGTGGTGTGCTTTAACCCAAGCTCTGAGATGATTTCCTGTGCGCCTGGCATTGCTCTGAGTTTCAGGAGATCATAAGTCGGCATGTAGTAGGCTGTGTCGATGCCTGGTGTTTGCAGCATTTTGAGCAGGTTTCTGACTATGCCAGCCTGTGTTTTGCCCGCACCAAGACCAGCAACCATAGCTGGGTAAGGTTGTTCGCAGAAAACAAACTCCTCTTGGGGTTCAGTCAGACTTATTCGCACGGACTATCTCAATCACGCGGTCAATGTCACCCTTGTCGGCTAATTCGTCACCTTCACGGAAACCCATCTGCGTTTTAGCCCAGAACATCGAGCCGCGCAGACAGTCAGCATAACTTGCACCCTTTGCCATTGCATCGCCTGATGCTGCCTCAAACAGGAATCGTCTGACCTTTGCATTGGCTTTGACCTTTGCGCTGTCCAGCTCTGCCCTGTAGTGCTTTCTTAGCGTCTTTGCATCAATGCCAATATAAATGCTGATCTCCTCTTGTGGGACACCATAGGCGCACAGTGCAGAGACTTCGGCGCGGGTCTTGTCGTCTGGGATGTGTTCAGGGGAGCCGCTCATATACTGGCATCCTGTAATGATTGGAGCGCATGGGTCGGTGCTGCCCCGCCGCTTTCCGGCTGGTCGCCAGAGTTAGCCTGCTTCATGCGCTTAGGGTATGGCTTTGCTAGTGGGATTATGCGTTTTCGTGTTTCATTGTCAAGCGGCATCAGGTATTTGTGTTTTCCTTTTGTAAAAACTTCTTTGGCAAATGGATCAAGCTGACGCCTGACAGAGTCAATGTTTTGTTTTACGCCAAGAGAGTGAACGGATTTATTATGCCTAACACGTCCATTGATTAAAAAACCCTGCCTTGCTCCAGCATTAAACTTGCCTTCATATATCCAATTCATTGCTTGGTAAATTCCACCGTGATGCCCCATGTCCAAGTCAGCATATGACACAACCAATCGAATGCCTGTATTTGATTTTTTCAAAAACCTTAATGCAATAGAAACAATTTTGCTAACTGGTGTAATGTGATTAGACAATGCCACCCTTACCAATTCAACGCATTCATCTTGACCTAGATCATATGGCTTGCTCATGTTGTGATTAGCTCCGCGAGCAAAAACAACAACGCCGATAAACTTTCCGCTTTCCCATGCGCCGACTTTGACCAATTTCCCTACAGCTAAACACCCGCTATAATGCCAATTTTCACAAGCATACTTTGCCGCATCATGCGTTGCCCAATCTATCCGCAGATCGACTTTAGACAAGACCGCCAAACCTCTCAGGACCAAACTTGTTTTTAAATGACAAAATAGCGTCTGCTTCAGATTCGCCATTTGATGAAATCATTATGACTTTCTTGTTATCAATAATGCCTGTGTACACCTTTGATGTGCCGAGTGCTGCTTTTGTCTCAAACCTGCCGAGTATGTTCTGGTTTTTTTGTTCTATGCTCATTTCTCATGCCCTCTGCTATCAAATTCTTCGCCGCAATTGGGGCAGATGATTAGTTTAGGCTCTAGCTGGTCTAGCTTGCCTTGATCGTCCTCAGTGCCTGGCGCAAATTCTTTGTCTGTGATGATTTCAAACATTTCCTGATGTGTGAAACCCGTCAAATCCAAATCAAAGCCCATAGCCCCAAGCTCATCAAACTCCACCCTGAGCATCTCATCATCCCAGCCTGCATTCAGTGCCAGCTTGTTGTCAGCAATGATGTAAGCCCTGCGCTGTGCGTCTGTAAGGTGTGATGCTTCAACGGCTGGCAGCTCTGTCATGCCGAGTTTCTTTGCAGCCATGACGCGACCATGACCGGCAATGATGCCGTTCTCGCCGTCAACGATAACTGGGTTCAGGAAGCCAAACTCTTTGATGGATGCCGCTATCTGCGTGATCTGCTCATCAGAGTGAGTGCGGCTGTTTCTTGCATACGGTATCAGATCAGCGACCTGTGCCGTTTTAATAAGCGGGAACTTACTTGCGTTCATATTGACCCCTGGTCGTTATGATGCCCCCACAGGGAGCGATACAGCTTATGGTAACACAATTACTTCTTTTTGCGTCTAGCCTTCTCAGCAGCACTCATTGCTATGGCAACAGCCTGCTTTTGAGACTTGCCAGCCTTAAGCTCTGTCTTGATGTTGGATTCTATTGTCTTTTTACCGTAACCAGTTTTCAGCGGCATGTTGTCACCATTTAACCTTATTTGCTATTGCAACACACATATCAATAAATTTATCTTGATCGTACTTGTTCTTGCACATGTTGACCATTGCATGAACCCATTGGATATTTTCTAATTCATACGGCTTGCTTGAGTCTATTCTATCAAGGCTTGCTGTTTGATCTGAATATGTAATGTCTATACTCCACCCAGTCAATTGGCATTTACCAGTATAGCTAGAAAACATCTGATCTTCAGTTAATTGCCAGTCAATTGACCTTGATTCGGCAGATTTTTTAAATCTTGAAA